AGAGTTAGTATAGTTACCACTATGAGTTAGAGGATTTCTAATAATAGTAAAACCTCCGAAATCAGAGTCTCCTTCCTCTTTTATTGCTATACTTATTCTATACCTTATGTAGGTAGTTTTATCATTACCTTTACCGCTGATTGCTTTAAATCCTGCAGGATAAACAATACGCCATCTTACTTTGTCCACTTCCATAAGCTGAGCTTCTGTAAGACCGCAGTTACCACTCCCCACTAAAAATCGAGCAGTCCCCACCTCCATTTGCTCACTGATACTTCTACTAATTGCAGTAGAGGCTCTGTTATTCATGGGAGTTTGGTTTAGTGTGCCCGGTCTAAAATTAACAGTACCACCTTGTACTCGCTGAGAAGCCCTAGTGCCTACCTCAGAGATATCCATATTAACTACACTTATTTTATCCCAGCTATATGTCCCCGATATTCCTGTCCAAGCACTTGCAAGTGTTATAGCTGAGCCATTAGCACCTCCCGGATTTATATTTACTATTTTATCTAGTTCTAGCTTGTACGTTGCGTCATCGAGTCTGAAATCGTTATAATCACCAAAAGAACCGGATCTCCAAAGAGCCTCGGTACCGCTAACTCTACGCCATATAAAACCTTCTATAGGAAGGCCGTCAGGCGTAGTGCTGCTACCGGTCGGTTTAATACGCCCAGGAACTAAACTATCTGGTCTTGCTCGTTGACCAAGTGCGCTAACCATAGTTTGGGTAAAAGTACTCGAAGAAGTAGATAAACTTACTTTATGTCTAGTATCGTAACTACTTGTTACGCTTGTTTCCGCTAGGGTTCCTCCTCGTATTAATAACTGCGCTCCTAATGAGTCATTCACAATCAAGGGAGTACTAGAAGTTGCATTATTAATTGTTGCTGATGTAGACCCGTTAGTAAGGGTGATAGTCATAGGGCCGTGAGATACACGTTGCCCTGACGCAGATACTTCGTGAATTCTGTCATTATTCAGGAATACGGAAGCTGAACCATCTACTAAACCTAGTATGGGGCCTTCTGAAATAACATCTGTAATCGAAACAAGCTGAGCATCTTGAGCGCTTGTACTAATTGTAGCAGCATTATTGCTGGATGTGCCTGTACCTCCTGGATTAGAATTACCGCTGTTACCTGTACCGGCACCACCACCGCCATTTCCGCCATGTCTCATTTTTATCTCCTACCGTTCGTGGGCTTTTTTAGAGCCTGTCTTTTTATGATGTGATATTGTATTACTAGAGGTGGTTGTTATTGATCCGTCTCCTCCAAAAATAGCCCCTGTATTTCTTTGGTATCCTGCTGCATTTTGAATATCTACACTTACAGGTCTGCCTGGCACTCTTAGTCTTCCATAAAGTATGGGAATAGGATCACCTTCCTGAATATTTTGCGCATTTCCATTGAAAGCATAGTTTTCTGGGCCCTCTCCGTCTACTGAAGGGTCCGGAGCCATCATTTGACTGATACCTGCCATTGCTAGATTTAATGCAACGCTTACTGCTGTCAAGCCCCCGATACTACCTGTAACCCCTACAAGGCTTGCTGCTTCTGTTCCTAATACAGGGAAGAAGTAAATAGCGGCAATTATAGCAATAGCTGCAAGTATCTTTCCGAATGCAGACTTAGACCCTGCTGGAATAATTGCTATAGTCACATCTCCTTCTTTTAAAGGAGTTAAAAGGTCGTCATCCTCTTCCTGCTCTCCTGCTGTCTCTACAGCAAAATCTATATTATTGTCATGGCATTCTCTGACATAAGCCAAGAAATCAGGTCTATTCGCATTAATGCATTTGAATACTTCAGTATAATTAGTCGCATTTATTCTAAAAACAGAACCAAACTGTTCGCCTAGTTCTCCTTGTAAATATACGTTACGCATCATGGCGATATACTCCTGTTATGTACTTTTTCCAAAATGGATATAGATTTTCTCTACATGATAATCTATTGTCTGCGTGGTGATAAAAAATATCCTCCCCTAAATAAACTCCACAGTGATTACCTACAGAGGCATTTACTGTGAATATAATAACATCGTTCTTTTCCATATTTCCTTCTACGGGCTTATACCCATAATCTTGAATTATTTCGTCTGTAAAGTAATCTAGTTTCTTCTCCCACCAATCGTCTTCGAAAGCAGCACGAGAAGGTATGTCTATATTTTGTGAAGCTAGATAGTCTCTCATTGCTTCGAAGCAATCAGAAACGCCAAATTCATATTCCCTACCATAAAGAGGTTTAGATTCTTTTTCAGGCTGTTGTACGTGAACATCCATACCAGGATAACTAAATATGTAGTAAGGAATTCCTATAGCATTACAGTGCTTTATGTCTGACTCGCTGGGGTCACAACTTGCATCAGGGTGACTGTGCACTATTCCTACTATATCACTTTTTCGTGATATGTTTAAATACTCTGTGGAATCCAGTATGAAATCGTCTTCATGTTCCGCAACATTAGTACAAGGAAACCACTGTAACTCACCCTTAGTGACAGCTAGCAAACCACACCCTTCTCGTGGATAATTCTCTTTAAAATGTTCTTCTATTTCATCTAAAAACTGTAACATAATTAAAACTTTACTGTGCCAGGGAAACCGCCAAAAGGTAAAACAGCAGAGCTGTCTGTTCTTGCATCTATTTTTACACCACTTGAGTTATCTCCTATTAAAGTCGCCCCGTATCTACACTTACAAGAGTGTAAAGTTTTTCCACACATTTCTTCTCTAATCCAATGCGGAGAGTTAAGAGCAGGAGCATTATTTATATTGCCCGAGTGTAAAGACCTCCATACCGAGGTTATAACTACACTATTAACAGTAGTGATATTGGCCTTGACTAAAGCCCCTTCTGCATAAGTAGTAGAGGAGCTATAGGTGGAATATCCTAGTGCTTCTACCCAAGTTCCATCATTTTCTTCAGGGTCGTTACTGCCACTGCTAGTATGCCCTACTTGTGCTCTATACCATTTATTATTGTACTTTCTATAAGATCCTTGTGTTATGGAGGCCCCGGAAGCCCAATTCGATACTCCATTTAAAAGAGTCTGAGTTAGTAAAGGCTGATCTTTTGCGTTATAGAATATATTATAGTCATATGGAGAAGAAGAAGGTATTGTAGACGATCTTGCCCTTACAACACTATCTGCTCTCCAAACACAACCCCCATTCTGTTCCAAAGCTTGTCCTTGATACATCCAACTGCAGAACTTACCTACGACTACACGTCGAGGTATAGTTACACCTTCCAGGTCATATACAGCAGCTAGCTCAAACTTTATTGCCAATTGACTTTCGCCAGCAATTCTATCAACTCTGTATTTTAAAGTGGGCATCTCTACCGGAGGGCTGGCGTCTCCGGACTCTCCGTAGAGATATTTTTGTAACGTTTGTCTACGAATAACTGTTGCGCCCACTACTTCATCATAATCTGTGACACCTATAGTATCTTTTAGAAGGGAGCTCACATTGGCTATTGTTATTGTGGGTCGTGCGGACGCACCTGTTGAGGTAACTTCTACGCCTTCAATTGTCATAGGGATAGCTTTATAGGTACGTATATTTGAAGGAACTTCTTTGTCCCTCATCTGTACATCTTCAAGGTCGTCACCAATACCTTCACAAAAGTAAAAAGTATTACCATTCTGAAGTAGTGTTATTTCAAAGAGACTAACAACGCCACTATCGACTGTAGTGCCTTGTACGTCTGTTGCTATTAAATTGGTCATGCTTCGTATACTCGCCTTACGCTAACGGTTAATGAATAAAAGTTTCCGTACAAATATGTAGTTGTGTACGTATCAGAAACTACTTTAATTTCTCTTTCTCCTACACCTGCATCACCTGCAGGGTCAGAAGTTACATTTGAATCTGGAATAATTAGAGAAAAAGCTGTTACGCCTTTTTTGCCATCTAAAAAATTAACAACATCGTCAATGAACTCTTTCTCTCTGTGTTGAAATTGTAGGTTATATGTTTCTCCTATAGAGTTTAAGCCTCTAACTATTCGTTGCTCATAACCGTCTCCAAACCTTGCAACAGCAACATTGTGCTTACTCTGCCTGTTTAATCCTTTATCAGGAATTGCGTAGTTTGTTCCTAAATATTTAAAACCTACAGTCATTATGCTACTCCATATGGGTTAAGTATACCGCCCGATCGTTTTTGATTCTGTAATTCATTTTGTACGGCAACTGCGATGGCTTTTCCTAGACGCTCTTGGTCCGCTCCACCATCGTTTTGCTCTGTTTGAGCACTTGTATTACCCGCTTCGGTTGAAACATTTACAGTTACGTTTGAAACGTTTCCTCCAGAATTCTTCATTTCAACAGGTATAGATCTGCCGTTAGGTAGAGGTACTACTGCTTCTGTACCATGCAGCATTGCAGGATAGCCTCCTTGAGACCCTTTTGCAACACCTCCACTTCTATAGCTATTTTGTTTCTTGCCTCCCTCAAATACTCCACCGTTTCTGCCTCCGTCTATTCCTAAGAAGTTTCCAAAACTAGTACCTCCTAAAGTACTTTCCAACATTTTCATTACTAACATTTTAGTAATCATTTTTGCAATATCTGCAAGTATGCCTTTTGCCATATCTGCAAAGGCTTCTTTTGCGGACTTAGTTCCGTTTATAAGGGAGTTAAATGCACTTTCCATATTACTTTGTAAAGAGTCGCCAATCTTTAAGCCCATTTGAGCCATTTCGTCTGCGGCCTTCTTAGCTGCGTCTCGTTTTGCTTCTGCAAGATCTATTTCTCTCTGTCCTTGCTCCATTGTTTTTTGGTGTATTTCCAATTTAACTTTGTCAGCAATCAAAACCTCTTCATTCTGTAGTTTGGCTAGGGCGGCCTTCTTTTCATCTAAAGCAAGAATAGCTTCTTTATGTGCTATTTCAAGTTGTTCTCTTTGCCCGAAAGCAGAGTTTAAATTTGCACCCGCATCGACTGAGGCAATTGCATTGACACTTTTTTCGTTTGCAATACGCTTTTCTTCTGCTTCTACTGCTCTTAAATTTGCAATATACTGATCGACTCCACCTGCTGCTTCGAATCTCTTATCTATCTTTGCCTGAAC